CTGCCCTTGGTTGCAATAATTAATGAGAAGCTAGCTAAACGTACCAAGGAGAAAATAGCTCGTGAGACGGGCATTAAGAAGCTTGGTGACTTGATAAATGAGAAGCCTTTTGGTGAAAATAGAATGATTGAATAATTAAACTTAGAGGGTGTGACACGATGCAAAGAGTACTATTTAGGAAGTGGCAATACTTGCCAAGGCGTGGTCAATCATTAGCTGTGATGATTGACGAAATACCAAAGGGTGACAATCCTGACATGCGTGTCGCATACTTTCAAAACGGTGAGAAAACTGAGGTTGATATGTACACTGTTAAGTTTAGAACAACACGAACATTGCCTGAAAACTTTGAGACGTTGTTTGACAAGCTTAACGAAATGCTTGAAGGCGAGCTATTGGTCATTGAGTCGTTGAGTGAGATAAGAAGTGAGCGACTAGTTAGCAAGAAATATAATAAGCTTGGGGGCGGTAAAAATGTATGACTTAAAACTGGAAAATAGCAAGAAAAAGTTTTGGGTAAATGTAATCATTGGTTTGATTATCGGTTTTGTTATAACTATATTTATTAGCAAATATATTGATGTATCTAAAATCAAAATAAATCCAACAGAAAATAGTGCTTACCTTGTTGAAGGGTTAGCTTCCTATGAAGCTGGCTATGTTCGCAAAGCTTACGCTAGTGACTTGGAAGCATTAGGTTATGTAGTTCATTCAGTTCCTTATACGTTTAAAGGTGTAATCAAAGCGGCGTTGTGTATCGGTCATTCATTTGGTGGCGGTAGGCTTATGCGAGCTGATGTTCATTGCAAGGTTATGATTACGATGGATGCTCGGTCCTGGAAGTCTTCAATGAATGACAAGTATGTGACAACTCAAAAGATACACCACAATTATTATCAGTCGGGTATGTTTTCAGGTCACCCCATTAAAGGGGCGATGAATACCAATATCACAGGAGTCAGTCACATTGGACTTCCTAAGAAAGTTAAGAGTCAGGTCATGGAGGGTATAAATGCTAATCGATAAACGAGACGAAGACATAGAGCAAGAATGGGAAGTGTTCACTACTTGGGTACAAGTGGTGGTTATCATTGTGCTGGTTAGTTTAATAATGTGGGTGGTATGCCTTTGAAAATTAATAAGACACCAATGTATATTCCGGTAATATTTGCATGGTTACATTTTCATAGAGAAGAGCAATTGCTGTACTGTAAACAACCGATTTTAGTTATTCACTTTAGGATAGCCCAGTGGCTTGAGCCGTATTTTGTTCTTTATTCAAAACGTTTAATTTGTATTGGTAAAACCCTGAACACAGAAGAGGAGAGCTAGATGAGTATGAAAAAGAAATATTATAAAGCTGAAACACCACTTGCATCCAGTGATAAGCTTGAGGGTGTATCATTAAAGATTTATATGTCGGCTACTTTACATGCTCGACTTAAAGATCAATCAAGACTTCAAGGATTACCGATGTCAAGACTTGGGGCTATTGCAATTGATAATGAGTTGGATCAAGAGCAACCATTTTTCTATGACACTTCACTTCCAGAAACTTATGAAGAGTATGCTTATGTTAGTGAAGCCGCAAAAGTTCTAGAGTATATTGTTAAATTCCCTCATGGTATTGGACGCGATCATCTTTGTTTATCACGTTTTGATTTTGGTATTGAAGAGAGAGCTGTGGTACTCTGTGCTTTAAAAGAATTGATAGAAAAAGATATGGTTGAAGAAATTATCCCAACAAGAACTAAGTTTAAGTTTTGGATGAATGAATATCGTTTGATACGAGCTAAAGACATTCAGTATAAAGATCAAAAACCAAAAAGGTTTAGAAGAGCCGGACCAGAAGGAGAGGTTATGAAAGGTAAACGACGAATACAAGATAAGGATGTGGAACGATGACACCTGAAGCATTAAATAACTATTTAACTAGCCTGGAAATGAGCCCTAGTGAGTTTGCTAATCTCATTGGTGTAACACCTGGGGCAGTAGCTCATTGGTTGAGTGGTAGACGTGACGTACCTAAAATAATAATTAAAATCATTGAATATTTTGAGGATGATATAAGGAGCTTTAAATGATTGATGATAGATCCTATAGATTTGTCACTGAAAAATTAAACTATCAAGTTAGAAATTTATCTCATAAGCAAATGAAATGGCTTGAAGATATTTATAATAACTTTTTAAGAGAGGTGGAGAAATGAGTAATAAAATAAAAATGAGACTGTTACCAGTCATCACTTTAAATGATGAAGATAAAATCACAGTCACTGATTATGAGTGGGATGGTAAGAAAGATAGATTTGTTGTCACTATTAAAGATCAAGTCACAATGCCGATCGTTCATCTTCGTAGTTACCGCTTCACTAAAGATACTATTAAAAAACAAGAAGCTATTGTCTATTTGTTTTGTGACGATCGGATCTCACCTGACCAATGCGCTGAGATAGCTACTAACATGGGACCTTGGTTATATACTTATGGATATCGGAGTGAAGGGTGACTTGTGAAGATGTCGAAAAATTTCTTGATGATTTGGATCAATACTTATCCGAGCATATCATTGATCCTTGTGGGTATGATCCAAAGACAGAAGAGCGTAGTGATTTGATCACAAGAGTTCAATGTAATAGTGATGATAACTTCAAAATGTTAACGAGACTTAGAGTACTGAAAGGTCAGGAAGAAACTCTATTAATATCAGAAGTTGAAGCTATTAAAGTGATTGAAACTTTTAACATTCATACATGTGGGCTTTTTATTCGTGATATTCAGTATAACAAAAAGATTTTAGGGCACAAGATTGATGAAGGTGTTGGAAAAAGACTTTACGAATTGTTGACTCTTAAGTATCAAAGTTCTTTCCCATCATGATCTGTGATAATAAATACTTTCTCACTTCTTGATGGGTCAGGGTCTTGGATCATGCGAACACTCTTCACACCATGACCTACGAACTGTAACATGTCGATAGCTCTTACAGTTCGTGCTTTACTGAGCTTATCGGATTGACTCATGAAGTGGCCAATGATTACGTTCTTTGTTGGAAGCTTGCCGTTGTTGCGTTGCTCTTCAATGTATTCAAAGACTCTTGATGTGTCAGCTTTCTCATTTTTAGTATCGCGAATTGTTTTACCTTCAACATCTTTACGCTCAAATAAGAACCCATTACGGATAATTAGAAAAGGTTTATTGTACAGTGGTGAACCATCACTAAACTTTGAAACGTTGCACATCATCGCGCTATGTTTTTCTGGAAGATCCTCACCTGTTAGCTCTTTATATTCTACATCATCAACAGGTCTTAGGACTCTTGATACTCTGGCATGTGATGGGAGTCCTGTACCACCACGACCTGCAAATTGAGACATGTCTCTGTTGGAACTTGATTGCTTGCCCATATGATTTACCATTTCAACACAAGCATTGGATCTCTCAGCTACCGCGCCCATAAATTTTGATACTGCTAACGCCATGTCATTGAGTGCAGCTTCACTCCCCCAAAACATAGAGATCGGATCGAAGACTATCATCTTTGGTTTAATGTCATCGACTGCCTGGAATATTTTCTCTAACGAAACATCACTAAGTCTTAAGAAGTTTTGTTTATCTTTTGCTATAACGCATAGGTTTGAATCTTTTTTAACCACAATACTATCAAGAATTATATTTAATCGTGTGGCATCCTCCATAAGTCCCATTTGTTTTGCGATAGCTCCAACCATTGCTCCGAGTTTATCAGCGGTGTCTTCTCCAGTGATGAATAAGGTTTTCCCAGGGTTAACACATTCAAAACCAAGGAAGCTCTCGCCAAGCGCCAAACAAATTGCTTCGTATAATTTAAGTGTGGTTTTACCTGTACCGCCATCAGCTGTAGTAATGTGTACATCTTGAGTAGACCAATCTTTAAAGAGTTGAGGTTTTTTAAGCTTTGTTTTATTTGTGAGTTGGAAGAGAGAAAAATAGGGAGGAGTCCACCGCTCCGCTATTGTTATAATAGGTGTTGGACTTGCTTGGGTCATTGCGGGAGGCTCACCAAAAGGAGAGGTTAAAGGTTTTTGATGACCACTTCTCATACAAGAGTTAAGAGTGTGCTTTATTTCCTCATTATCTAGACCAATTTCCACAGCCACTTTTCTTAATGCGTCACTAGCTATGGTGGTGTCAACAGCCCCACTTGCTACGAGCTGAGCTATCATAAAACCCTGTCGGTTAAAGGTATGATTTCTCTCACCTTCGGGAGCCTCATAGATCTCTTGTAAGCACTCTTCCATTCTATTTAATGCTACGGCTTGGCTCACTCCTATCGGCTCACCTTGAGGTGTTTTAAAGGTATTACGAGTAGCTGTGAGTAACCAGTCAGGAGGAGGTGCTAGTGTGTCAGTGGTTAAATTGTATAACAAAATGTATCCGTTGTCTGAACGAATATCGATACCGGGATGAACCCCAACTCTGTTGCCACAAGGGATACCATCTTTAGGGTATTGAAAAATGTAATGAGCACCGCCATTAATAGTAAATTGATGTAAAGTATTGGGTACATCCAGGTTGTTATCTTGAAGAGATTTAAACCCGTCGACATCATTCTTACGGTCTACATCAAGAGCTATTATATTATTAATAGCTCCACAAGGTGCGCCCCAAAACTTAAGTCTATCTCTGAACTGACTACCCCATGTTTCTAATTGAGCGGGGTCATCACTAGCTGACAGGTTCCAATTAGAAATAAGTGGGGTCTTATCTGCACCACAAGGAAAAACTTTAAACACTATCTTCCTTTGGTAAATGTTTTAAATATTCTAGGTGTGCTTTTAGTTTTGTATTAAAATACCCTAAGTGGATTTGTTTTCCGTCTATTGTTCCTGCCTTCTTGTCGATGAAAATGGTTCTTATGCCAGGTCGCCAATGGTTCTTCCATATTAAAACACCACGGTCCTTGTCGTAATCAAATAACCATAACAAATATTCCCTATTCATCTCAAATACCGTACCGAGTTCGCATGATCTCTCGGTATTGTTCTTCGTTTGCCGCAAAGCCTGCGACACCACCCCTTAATCTCACCCATTCAATGAAAGCCTGCTGTGCATTTTCACGTTTATCTTTTAAATTTCTCTTCCAGCCTTCAGCTTTAACTTCAATAGCTGTGAACTGCCCCATCATTTGACCAACCATTTCTTGAGTGACCACAAACGTACGAACACCAATTAGATCAGAAGACTTGCTTGTTTCGTTTTGTTTCTTGCTGATGTTACCAAGACCAAAGCGTACAACTCTACCGCCAATATCTTTTAACGCGCCAGAGTTATTGCGTAACAAAATGTTATGCCACTTGGGTCCTTCAATTTGAATGAGTTGTTGGATGTCTGATTCAGGTCTCATGTTCCCACCCTTGCTCGACTATCTCCATAAGTTTTTTCTTACTTCTTTCCAATAACCACATAACATCGGCACCGTCAGAAATACTTGATGCAAAATATTCATCACCATCTTTATCATAGCCAATGATAACTACCGACTCTAGTTTATCTAAGGTCTGTTCAATTACTTGGTTTGCTGGTAGATCTATGCTAGTTGTACCACCTAAAGGTATTACATTATCTTTACTCATGTTCGTGTAACCTTAACACCTTCAGACCATACACCTTCACCACATTTAACTTTAGCCTCACAATACTTTTTAAGTTCAGGATCGTTCTTTATCCATTGAGGATACACCTCGATATAGGTACCATTAATACCTTGTAATCTTTTAAAATTTCTTCTTACTTCTCTAGTCTCCATGTTATATATCATCTGACCTTCACTCATTCTAACCCCCGTATGCGTAAACCTTTTGGTATTCTTGGTAAATTATTTTTGTTAGTGAACCCCTGATATTTAACAGTCATCCACATATCTTCCCACAAACTATGATCAGTGAAACATTTTTTAAGAAACTCTCTTTTACAATTTAAAGGAACATCGAAAGTATTACCTTTATGTTTACAAGTGAATGTAGCCACATGTCCTCTCAGTTTTCCTCGACCTTCTTCAATTCCAATGATTGGAAACTCTGATTCTACAAACTCCTTATGCTTTTGCAAATGATAACTTCGAGTGTCTTCTTCATACGGACCATGGTAGTTACGCACCATGAGACCCTCGTAACCATCACCTAAGAATTGTTCGTAAAGATCTCTCAACTCCTCATCATCACGTACAATGTATGATGGGACAAACTTTATATACTCTGTATCTCTATGTTTGTTGAGCTTGCTCCACCTTAGTCCGTATGGTCCGCGAACTCTGAGATCATAAACATGGTACTGTAATTTTAAAATGTCGGGATGACTGGCAACATCTTTTCCACGTTTGACAAGTGACACTATTTTATTGAAATCTTTTTTAAACACATGGTTGTAAAGCTCTCCATCAAGAGGAAGGTGTGCAATATTGTGAGCTTTCATATCATCTTCTAAATGTTTGAATAAAGGAAAAGGTTTTTGACCATAGGAATAGAACCAATTGTCTCTGATTCCTCTCAGTCCATCAAGTTTTGGTTGTGCAAAAGCAGGGAATATTATTTTCTTCCAGTGCTTGTCATAAGTTTGAGCTTTCATGGCCTTCCAAGCTTTAAGATTAGCACTCTTCCCTAACTTCGCCGCTTCAATATCAAGGTTGTAACCTGTATCAATTTGCTTTTGCCATTTAGAACTTGCCTCTTTGTATGCTTGCTCTTCCGGTGTGGTAGCGTTAGCTTTACCAAGGTTCTTTCCTTCCAGTACAACATCAAAATGCTCTTGGATTTTACCACCAAGGAAGCCAGTCTTAGAATGGATCTCATTACCACGAGTGTAGATTTCCCAATAGAGAAGCTTGCCAGACTTAGCTAATTTATAAAGAGGAACGAGTCTATTTAATTGCATTGATTAATCGTTGTAAGTGAATCTTCTATCATAATTCCTCCAATAGTTTTTTCATATCAACACTCTTCTGTGCTAACGCTTGATTGATAGTTAATCCTTGCTCAATGAAAAACTTCTTATTAATCTCTCGATCCTGATAACCTTTGGATCTAAACTCACCCGCCCATTGAGCAATGCGCTCACTCAAGTCTCGTTGAATAGCTATCCGAGCAAGTTGATTTTTTAATGCACTCTTTGCTGCCGCTGGACCTGCCGCTTTCCCTACTCTTGTCGCAATATCCCCAGGTGCTTCAAGGCATGTATCGTTAGCCATTTCTTCTAAGGTAAACGGATCTATTAAAAATAAATCACCATCAACTTGTTCAGGTGGCATGCGCCCGCCTCCACCTCCACCTTTTCTAATCGCATCAGTTCCACACCATGGACAAGCCGTTAACTCTCTATCATAAGGTGAGGCGCACATCGGGTTGTCACAAACTCTCATTAAGTCATTAACTTTCCTTCGCTTCTTAATTCTATCAAGAGTCCATTGTCTTGGTTTGTCAGGAAGTCCATGTCTCCCCACATTACCAACATGATCAATGAGCATAAGGAATGCTTTACCCTGTGCAGGTCTCAGCCCCCGACCAATCATTTGTAAGAACTTACCGAGACTCATGGTAGGTCGAGCCATTTGAACACACTCGATACCTGGAACATCGAGACCTTCATCAAAGAGATCCACATTAATTAAAACCCTGATCTTTTTCTCTCTGAAATCAATCATCGCTTGCAATCGCTCTTGATCATTGGTCTCACCAGTCAGAGTCTTTGCAGGTATGCCAGCTTCGAGAAATTTCTTTTCCATTTCAAATGCTGTCTTAACATCGGTGGCAAATAGAATTGTTTGCAGTCCATTAGCAAACCTCTTGTGGTTAACAACAACATCACCAACAATCTGAGACTTATTACTTGCCTCAGTCATGGCCTTCTTTGTAAAGTCGGTGTTGTTACCTGCTTGTTTTAAATGATCTTGATAGTCTCCATGTGGCACAGCTACTTTATATTTACACAAGTTACCTTGATTAATGAGCCACTTAGTTGTTGGTCCTTCAATCATTACGTCAAAGACGCCATCAACATGAGACCCTAAACCTTTTTTGTCTAGTCGCTCTGGTGTAGCGGTAACACCAAGTCCTTTAGCGTTGGGGAAAATAGCAACAGCTCTTCCCCACTTATTGTCTTTAAGTAAGTGAGTCGCTTCATCGGTGATCCAAAGCTTCACACCTTTTGCCCATTGCTGATAGACAGTGAATCTGGAGTTGAGGGTGTCCACTGATATAACAGTAATGTTACCTGTAGAATTATAATAATTTTTACCGCACTCTTTGCGATGCCCTGCTATGATACCTTGAATAGTTTTACGTTGAGCAATTATATTATGTGAGACATCTTCATGTGCCAAGGTGAGACTTATTTGTTGAACTAACTCTTTACGATGAACAACAATTGCCACGGGTTCAATGAGTGCTCGTTCAATAGCATGTTCAATAGCTATATTTGAAAATGTGACAGTGTTGTGAGTAATTGTAAAGTCTCCTAATAAAAACCTTCCGTCGCCATCAAGAGTGAATCCGTAGTACTGATTTTTGCCGACGGACTTGACTGAGAAACCTGTATTACACACATCTTTTTTTTGCCTGCGAGGTGGAGCTTTCTTCCTTGGTACAATATTGGGAATCATATCCAAGTGACCTGAGATAGAGACTCTAAAATATTCCCCTTCGAAACCTGTAGATTTTATTCGACCTATCTTAAACGAACTGTACGCAGCAAGACCTAAGCTCCTGCACAAGTATAAAAGATCGTCGCTGAGTTGTTTGTATTTAGTTATGATTTCAAAGTATCCGTTGTGAAGATACCCGTCCCCGTCAAGTAGTCCGGCTAAAACTTGCAGTCTAACATCTCGTGAGTTTATCAAATACTCATCAGGTATCCAACGTGAGTCTTTAGTTGTGCAGGATTTACACAACCTTATGATTATATTAACTCCCCACTTTTTAGAGTGAGAGTATTCTTTTTTAGTTAAGTAAAGACCTAACATATATGGATTTCTAACAATTTTACCAGGATACTCAACACCCACTCTATGTAATTTGTGAAGATGTTTAAAGTTGTTACTCTTCTCAAGGTACTCGTTGAGTGGAATGTCTATTATCTTTTTTGTAGTTGTGTGCCTTAAAGTGAGAACGTGAACGTCGTTGCAATACCAAGGCTCGCCTTTGATTGGATCAATTTTGTACATCTCAGACTCACCTGTACAAGTGCTTTGAACTTTGCGAGGTTTACTATCAGGTCCCATGATGAGATCATTCTTTTCAATGTCTTGAACATTTTTAATTGAACCATCGTACATAAGAACTGGAGTGTCCTCACCGAGACATTTACCAGCACCCGTAGGCATGATAGCTAACACATTCTTATGACCTTGGTCCCAAGCATTATAAATCTTTGTTCTGACTGTGGTTTGATAGGGTCTGAGTTTTTTCTTCATGACTTAATGATACACATTGTATGTAAATATTGTAAAGCTATAAATTATTTCTTTCTTTATTTAATTCCTTGACGTACAATGTGTGGTGAGGGTAGTTTGTTTTTATAGAAAAGGAGAACAGAAATGTTTACGATAAGCTTTGAAGTAGAGAATATGAAAGATTTACAAACCCAAGTCAACAACATGGTTGGTCAAACTTTAACAACAGAAACGATTACATCTCAACATGGTGTTACTATTGAGAAACTTCCTGTTGTGGAAAACCCTGTGGAAAACAGAAATGAAGTTGTAGCTATTGCACCTAAATTTGACCCAAACCCGTTGGAAGTTGAGACTCAACCAATGGCTGTTTCACAAGCCGCTACTGGAGCTGCTGATTCTCATGGTGTACCTTGGGACTCTCGTATTCATGCTAGTTCAAGAGCTACTGTTAAAGATGGTGGATGGAAAAAGAAAAGAAATTTACCTGATGATATATATGAACAGGTACTTGCTGAGATTAATGGCAATGCCCCAGCTCCTTTAATTAATGAGTCGCCAATGATTGAACCTCCTCTTGCTCCAACACCGATTCCTCAACCGATAGTACCTGTTCCTAGTGTTACTGTTGCACCTCCCGTTGCAGTACCTACACTTCCTCCTGTAAATCCTCCACCAGTCACTCATGTAGCACCACCTATACAATCTATTACACCTGCTCAAGTCTACGAACCAGCGCCCGTCCCTACATCAGACAAACCAGCTCATAACCTTGAGACATTTAAAGCTAATTTTGCACAAATAATTGCTCAACTAAAAGTTCAACAACTCATTACCAATGAGTACATTCAGTCACTTAACGAACACTTTGGTGTTGCTCAGTTATGGGACATTATTGCTAGTGAAGAAAAAATTACTGAAATGTTTAACAACTTTGCCGAGTACGGTTGGGTAACAAAGGTAGACTAATGAAAATTGAAAAAGTTAAGTCATCAAATTTAGCAAGAGTCATGGAGTGTGCGGGAGTATTGTTCTTTACCGATCTCCCTAAGTCTACCCATGGTGACGAAGCCAAAGAAGGCACAGCCTTTGGCGAGTTAGTTGAATTGAATTTAACAGGTCAACCAATCACTACACATGCTAAGAATGGTGTACCTTTTGACAGTGACATGAAGTTCTATTCTAAAGACATTGTTGAAGAAGTCCTTACTAAATCTTATCATGGCAATAGAGAAATCAATTGCGAGAAGAGAGTTGATTGGCAAACTCGTTCAGGTATTTGGATTAAGGGTGCCTATGATGTCAGCTTTACTGTTGGTGATACTCTTTATGTTGATGATATAAAATACGGTTGGTCTCTTGTTGAAGCTGAGAAGAATTGGCAGTTATTAAGTTACGCCATCGGTGAAGTGATTAGACAAAATATAAATTTCAAAACTATTGTGTTACGCATTCACCAACCAAGACCACATCATGAAGACGGTGACACTAGGCAGTGGGTTCTTTCATACGGTGAGCTACTTAAGTATAAAGAGTTGATTGAACTTAGAATGGAAGAGATTGCGGCAGGTAATAATGATTTAGTGTCTAGTAAGAACTGCAAGTATTGTCAGGCTGCTACTAAATGTCCTGCGTTTGGCAAGGCTTATTTCAGAAGTGTTGATGAGATCCACAACTTTATCCAAGATAATATTAGTGATGAAGAACTATCATTTCAATTGGATCTTTACGATAGAATGAAAGAAATCTTTAAGGTTCGCAAAGACTCCCTTGAACAGTTGGCTATTGATAGACTGAACAATGGTGGCATCATTCCTAATTATGTAACCAAGCAGGGAATGAGTAATAGAGCTTGGAGTCCTGGAACAGACGCTGACCTTATTAAAATGTTAACGAACATTGACATTAGTAAGACGGGCACGTTGAGTCCTGCTCAAGCTGAGAAAGCTGGAGTGAGTAAAGATTTAGTTAAGTCCCTCACATCTCGTTATCCTAAACCACCAACACTTAAGAGAGCTGACACAACTAAAGAAGCTAATGAAATATTTGGAGATCCTAATGCCGAGTGATGTGGTTTACCATGAGGGTGATGAGTCTGTGGAACCTAAAGGTTGCCTCATGCACACCAACATTAAACAAGAGAGAATGTATCTGATGTCAAAAAACAACTACTTTGTTGGTATCAGGTACGGACTCTGTAAAGGTTGTATTGAAAAGTTAGACAGTGACCCATGTTATGGGCTTGATATTAAAGATGAGATTCAAAAAAGAATAACAAAACTAAGGAGTAAGTAATGAGTACATCAGAAGGACAATCAGTAATGGTAAAAGGTCGAATCGTCTGGACATCAGGTGATTTGTTTGCAGGAAAAATTAAAACTGACTATGATACCAATGCACCAAAACTTAACGCTCAAGGTGAGCAAATGAAAGAGTATGGTTTTGGTTTAGCTGTCTCTAAAGAAGATCTTCAGAATGTTGCGGCTGGACAACCCGGTCACATTTGGGAAGCGATTCATCAAGAGGCTGGTAAAATTTACCCAGGTCTACAAGTACCACCTGACTTCGCTTACAAGTATAAAGACGGTGAGGGTATTGATCACAAAGGTGTACCTTTCGCAAGTCGTGAAGGTTATGCAGGTCACATGGTGTTCGCACTGAGTACGACAATTCCTATTAAATATTTCAAGTGGGAGAATAATCAGAACATTCAAATCAACGAGGGTATCAAGTGTGGTGACTACGTTAATGTTCAAGTTGGTGTGAAAGCTCATCCTCCTAAAGGTCGAGGTAAATCAGGCGTGTACTTAAATCCAATGGCTGTTCAATTTATTGGTTATGGTGCTGAGATTATTAATGCTCCGAGTGGAGATCAGATATTTGGTGTTGCTCAACCACCTACAATACCGGGAGCAAGTACAACACCTATCACTGCTAACCCAGCATCTCGACTTGTACTGAATGCAGTTCCACAACCCGCTGCTCTTGCACCAGCGCAACCTGTCGCTGCTCCTACGCCTCACTACAGAGTGCTGCCGCAAAACTTACAACCAGCTCCGCAAACTGCTGTGGCTGTGCCAGTACCTGTTCCTGCTGCGGGAGTACAACATCCACAACCAACAGCGATCCCACCAATGGCTCCGCAACCTGTCGCAGCACCAATGCCAGGAATGGCACCAGTTCCAGGAGTACCGCAGTAATGAATGAGGTGACTGAGATGAAATTCTACACGTATGATCTCGAAACAATGTCCAACTTCTTTTCATTTGCTGGTAAGTTTTATGGAGATGACAAGATTTACTACTTTGAAATTTCAAGTCGTATAAACCAACGTACAGAACTTCTCAGTCACCTCTCATTTATTAAAAACACCGGGGCTTACATGGTTGGATTTAACAGTCTTGGCTTTGATTACCCGATACTTCATGAACTTCTTGTTAATCCTCACACGTTTGATTTTAATAAAGCTAAAGAAATTTGTGACAAGATTATTGGTAGTCAAAACTATGGAGGGTTCAGTCCTTATAGCAAAAAGTTAAGTGACAGAATCATTCCACAAATTGATTTGGTTAAGATCAATCACTTCGACAACGCCAATCGACGTACACCCTTAAAGAGTTTGCAATTTGCCATGCGCTCTAATTCAGTAGAAGACCTACCTTACCATTGGGACGCTATCTTAACACCTGAAGAAATGGATGGTATGAAACCTTACAATGTTCATGATGTTACTGAGACTGAAAGTTTTCTAACTCTTAACATTGAACTCATTGTAAAAAGAAAAGAACTACTCGACACTGGTGTACTGCGCGGTGATGTACTCAACTACTCCGATGTAAAGATAGGTGATGAGTATTTAATTAATAAGATTGGTAGAGGTAAATGTTTTGCGAATGGTAAACCAAGACAAACACCAAGGCAGTATGTTGATTTTGGATCTATCATATCACCAAAGATAAACTTTCAAACAAAGGCTTTCAATGACGTACTCGAATGGTTCAAAACAAAAAGATTAGATTGTATTGAGACCAAAAATAACTCACACATTAAACTCCAAGCCAGTCTCGGTGGGCTCGACTTTCACTTTGGAGTTGGGGGAGTCCATGCCAGTGTCGAATCTAAGTACTACGAAAGTAACGAAGAGTATGTCATCAAAGACATCGATGTATCCGGTATGTATCCCGCTGTTGCAATCGCGAATGGATTCTATCCCGAACACTTAGGTGAAGAGTTTTTAATTCACTACAAACAATTACAAAAAGATCGTAAGCAATATCCTAAAGGTACAACAATGAATGGGGTGTTAAAGCTTGCAGGTAATGGTCTCTTTGGTAAATCTAATAACAAATACTCTTGTTTCTTTGATCCAAGATTTCTATATCTCATCACAGTCAATGGACAGCTCCAACTCTTGGAGTTAGTTGAGCGAATCTCAATGATACCAACGGTTGAAATCATTCAAGCTAACACCGATGGTATCACAGTTAAAATCAGAAGAGATCTCGTTCCATTTTTTAACATGTGGTGTAGAGAGTGGGAGCGACATACTGGTCTTGTACTGGAAGAAATTGATTACTCTCGTATGTGGATTAGAGATGTAAATAATTACATGGCTGAAACTACCGATGGAAAAGTAAAAAGAAAAGGAGCCTACTGGTTTCCTGAAAATCAAAAAGAATATGAAGGTTGGTGGAATAAAGATTTCTCAATGATGGCTGTACAAAAAGGTATAGACTTGGTTCATCGTTTTGGTTACTCACCTGAAGCTGTTGTTCAAATGATTGTTGATCCATTTGATTTCATGCTTCGTTATAAAACTACAACAGGCACTAAAGTTTATGTTGGTGAACAGGAAATGCTCAAGACTGTTCGTTATTTTATTTCCAACAATGGTTATAAGATGATGAAGCGAGCTAAGCCTAAAGGAAAAATCGGAGACTATAAAAGAGCTAACAAACTCAAGGATGATTTTTATAAACAGGTCAAGACAGAGATAGGTGAAGGTGTTTGGGATGAGCGCATTCACACCAAGAATAAATCTAAGTACGCGGAAGTAGTTACAACTATTAAGTCCGGTTATCTCGTTGAAGAATGTAACGTAGCTAGTCGTTTCAATTGGAACAATTTGAACTATGACTTTTATGTGGACGAAATTAAGAAGTTAATTATTGGAGACAACAATGTTTAGCCAGAAAGAAACAGAGCTACTGAAATTCATCAAGAAGAAACCAATAACTATTGCTGAGTTGGTCGTTAAAGTTTACGGTGACGAACCACCCTTTGAAGCTAGGAAGATTATAGCAGATAGGATCAATCGCATCATTGCTAAGGTAGAGTACGGTGAGGAAGAAGCTGGATTCACCATAGAGAGTAAGGGCGGTGGTCGAGGTGGTAAGTTTGTGTGGAGAGAAGATATATAAATCAAAGTTTGAGCAGTGACTCTGAGGGGCGCACCTCGCTAAGCTGATAGAGTTAACGGAATCACACACAAGCTACGGCTGCTCAATTAATCCTTGCAATTCTTAACAAGCTCATTACAATTTACACAAAGGGGAGAACACTATGAAAAAGGTAAACATGAACTCAATAGCAAAGGACATGTGCGAACAAGATATTGGTTTTGAAGAACTCAGCATCACCCAAGTAAAGAAATTAATGAGACAACTTGCAGATAACATAGCAGTGCGCCCAGACGTGGCGCTGGTGTGGAATCGTTATGTTAGTCGTCGTCATAAGATACTCACCAAGGTTAAGCGGAAATGAAGATAGTCATTGAAGGTGTCAATGCTTACGGTGCTGAGACGAGTGAAGAGTTTCATCAAGTTAATAAATCAGTAATTAGCAAACTTGTCCCAACCAACATTGATATTAAATCCGACATCTTCCATGAAGAAGATGCGGAAATTTCTATAGTGTTTGAATATGAACCAACAGAAGAACCTACCTAGTTGACTCATTACTGGTTTTTCCATTTGAACAATTAATTGAAAGTGTGACTTTACTAGGTAACGGCTTGTCGGCAGGCCATCTCACTGAGCAAATTTTATTCACAGTATAGGTTGAGACTTTGGCTTTGTTACCTTGGTTGCCGCCATACCCACTAAATGTAGCGCCGGACTTTACGAGATCTTTCGCTGTGCAGTCACCATTAGCCAGTGTGACGTGATTACCTGAACCACTTGAACATTTACCTTTATTATTTATGCGTACAATAGCACCCTGCCAAAAGCCGTTAGACTTCCAATCCACAGCAATACCGAACTTATCCCAGTTCTTAGCTCCTGCTCCATCATGTTGGTAGTTGAGACCGACACCAATAAGACCTGCTGCAATGAAGAGTCCACACCATGCTCTTGCTGATCCTGAGATTCCTTTGAATCCTGGAAGCCCCACTTTTTTCCAAAAACCTGTCATGAAAGCGGAGAACTTAGAATTGGTTTCAATTTGACCCTCATGTTTCTTTAAGTTCCAAAACCAAGGTGCTTTACCGTCACCTGTCGGCTCTTGCTTAACGACCTTGAGTCTTAAGTGACCAATGGTCTTTGGTCCCATCACACCTGATCCTTGTAAGCCTTGATCTCTCTGGAATCTTCGAATCACTTCTTCAGTGTCTGGTCCAAAATCTCCATCAACTTTAATAGCATACCCTTTAACTTTTAAAGCTTTTTGTACAGCTTCGACGTCAGACCCCTTGTCACCGAGTTTAGGAATGCGACCGATAACCCCAAGTGGCTTTGCACCAACGGATTCAGTATCTTTTGGTTCTATTTTACTTTGACCAAACAATGCTTTAAAAAATTTATCCATTATGATTATCCTTTGTGGTTAGTATCGACTGTTTGTTGTACTAGGAATGTATGACACCGCAACACCTTGTGTGCTGGTTTCAACATCGACGTATACATTCTTAAGATTTATCTTACCTCGATAAGTTACAGTAGGTGGTACGTTGTCACCTGTAGTAGGTGGTAGCTTAAACCCAAAAGCCGCCGCAGCAACATTAGAGTCTCCAACATACACCTCACCTGTTTGAACTAATCCTTGGAAGGTCACTTGGTCCACCCATAGATCCTCTGTGCTCAGTGCTTCCGCTGTTCCCGCTGTGCTTACTGTTTTCATTATTTGAACTAATGACATATTACTCTCCTATTAAGTTTAGATAAACTCAGTGATTCTTTTAAATTAGTTACCTTTTTTGAAAACTTCACTGAGTTTATCTAAAATTTCAATTCCTTCACCAACACTTTTAACATCAAGATTACATTGTTGTTCGTCTCTTTTGGCAAGTCTACAAGCCTTCAATGCAAATGCTCGCCACTTATTCCAATCACTACCTCTTTTACAAATAAGAGTTGGCATAAGTTCTTCAGTCTCTAATGGTGTGTAGCTTCTCTCAACTTTGCTCACAGTAGTAATACTGAATGCTTCAGGACCATCTTCAAAAGGAGCAATCATAATAGTTTCTGTGTCTGGTATTTTACCAATACCTGCACAACTAACCAGAAATAATAGGGCCGATAAGCCTAAGAGCTTTGCGATATTCATTTCTAATTCTCTCCTTTTCTTCTAAATCTAATACACCTTTTTTGGCATCAAGATAAGCTTTTCTCGCTATCTTTCTAAACTCTCTCAATTGCATACCTAGTTTTAAAGTATCTATTGCTAGATCAATATGGAAAACACCTGTCTCCATTATAAAACCGATCATGAGTCTTAAAGGATAACTGATTGCATCAGCGAGTCTACCTGTAATACCAAACTTAAGAAGAATGGCTCTAGCGCCTAGACGGACTGCAAACGAATCTCGATATGGATTCGATACAAACCTTGCTAAGAGAAGAGCCACCCCGCGCTTCATTAGGTTTCTGTATCTGGGAAAAGCAGTTTCTCAATTTGATCAACTAAAGCATTATCCCATGTGTTGTCTGTTTTGTTGGCTACAGATCTTAAACCATTCATCACTAAACGTTTTAAACTTCCACCAGCATAAACACCAAACTTAAAGCCTTCAATTTCTACTCCAGCTTTGGCATCAAGAACATCGTTGTTTTCTAGATTGACATTGTACTCACCAATCTCTCCGATTTTTCCTTCTGTTAATGTCTTCATTTTACTCTCCTTGACCTTATGGTCTGTTACTTTTTATTTATTAAATGGTTAGTTAACATGTCTAATCGTGTGTTGGTGGTGTCTTGTTTGTCACTAAAGGCTTCAACGTGAGCTTTAAAAACTTCATCCCGATCTTTTATTTTCTCAACAACATATTTTTTAATTTCAACCGTCTGGGTTTTAGTTTCAATTTTCTGACTCTTAATTTCAGTCATAGCCATAGTATGAAGAGCAATAACTAATGTCAGCATACTAGTGCCTCCAATTACTGTTGCTTTTCCGGCTTGAGTTTTTAATATCCAAGCTAATAATAACCCCATGTTACTCCCTATCTCACTCCCTATCTCACTCGGCTTGCTGAAAGCTTATAAACTTCCTGTAAATTTGCGGTGCTACTTCCAGCGAAAGCTTTAAGGTAATACGTTGTTGTAGACGTTGGACTGACTCTTAATGTACTTAAATTCAGGGGTGCCGTATTGCCACTTGTGTTATTCATTGGCCTCTGTGTAGACGTATCAGGTTGGGCGAGTCCAGTCGAAGAGTTCCCCGAGGTTGTGGAAACTCCAATGTTTACTGCTGTTGTTGTTGTTGTGCCATTTGAATAAAAATTAGCAGACGCACTTATGTCCCATGTTCCTTCGCTTAAAACAACAGAAGTCAGGTCGCCCCACTCACCTGCTGTTATCCCATAATTATTAAAAGATGTGTTTTTACTTTCTACATACTCGTAGTTTTTAACAACGCCAAGGGTTGTGTAATCAGGAGCGTTTGATATTTCTAGCCAATGAAAATTTGCACTGTTAGATAGAGTTGCGGTCCCATTTTGTCTAAAGGACAAAACCTCATCTTTTTCAAGATCTCCAACCCAAGAGAAGGGGTGAATCGAGGTCGCTCCCCCTGTGTACCCTATAAGTTTATCGAGAGTTCCATCAATGTAAGATCTAATAGATATGTCGACGCTTGAGTTTATAAATATTACACCCCTTGCCTCATAACGTCCAGACTTTGGAGCTGTGAATTGAGTCCCGTTCCAAGTACTATGGGAGTCTGATACTTCTGTAAAATCTATATTTGTTACATCGGCGGTTAATGATGTGCCTCCATTACCTGCCCCTGATATGCTTAGTGTGTTTAAGCTAAGCACATTTTCACTTACCAGAGCTCCTGCGTCCCAACCAACAATAGGTACACTATAATAAAAAATAATGTAATCACCTGAAGCAAAGGTAATTGGGAATGTGGAATTTATTGAACTGTACTTACCTTCAGGACTTGCGGCAAGCTCACTTTTTGGCGCTACTGAAGTTGTTGATGCGTAAGAAACAATGGAGTCATATACCGCTGTACTTCCATCATTTACAACAGCGTTACCTAAAACCATGTCGAATGTTGATGAGACCAACTTAGCCGTGTCGATAGTTAGGCCACTAGGTATCTCTACAGTGAGAGTGGCACTCGTTGGAGCCCCACTAAGAGTCAACTTGACCATACCCTCTAAGGTGTCCCCTACCCTTCTGTACTTACCTGTATAAGTTGTGTTTGTCGTCCACGCTCCTGTGGGTGTATACGCTTGCCACTCTGTAACCACTGGTGCTTGTATTTTTGCAGCAGGTCCATGTCTTAATTCATCGAAGTAAATATCGTAAGCTGAAGCATTGGTGCTGTTAACTTTTAAACGATACTCGACACTCGCTGTAGTTGATTCTATTGCGCAGTTAAACTGAAAAGAATATTTTGTTGAAGGGATTTCTAAGTTAGCACTTTGACCACAGTAAAGAACCGCCGTATTTGTGTTGTCATAAACTTCTAAAATAAAATCACCTGCCGCATAAGCAGCATCTTCAGTCGTGTCAAAACTAAATGACCCATACAACATGCCCGTTGTTCTATCTGAGATATCAATGGCTTCACTTGTTATTTTTACAAACTCACCACTCGCATCATTAGCCGACTTGGTAATTTTTAAATCACCTGTACCTGCCAATGGTGTTGTCGTATTTCTTGTAACAGTTAGATAAGATGCTGCACTTCCAGCACCATCATCAGTAGTCCAAGCTCCTACAGAGCTCTCAAGGTCTGCACTTGCAGAAGGAAAATAGTTTTTAGACCCTGTACCTGATCCTCCGCCTGAAGCTGCGGCCCATTTCATCCCAGTAGCTTCAGCACTGTCCGCTGTGAGCACTTGAGTATTGGCTCCAACACCAAGTCTAGATAGTGTTGCACTAGCTGTTGCGGCGTAAATGTCACCCTTGGTTGTGATGGTAGACTCATCGAGTTTTCCATCAAGCTGAGTTTGGATTGAACTTGTCGCATCCACATAATCAATTTCTGTTGCCGTTACACCTGTGACCGCTAAATTTTTACTCGCGTCAAGAAAGACAACTCTGTTCGCTGTTAACGCTGCGAAGTTCATGTTGTCAGAATCGTCGATAGTTATACCAGAGTCTTGAACGGACCCCGTGGTCCCATTAAACCTAGTGATAGCTTCATCAGTACTCGTAATCTCATCCATCTTAGCGTCAAGCTGCGTTTGAACGCCACTCGTTACTCCAGCTACATAACCAAGCTCTGTTGGTGTCACTGAGGAACTCACAAGAGCTTTATTTACGTCAAGATAGGGAACTGTTGTTGCTGTTAAATCATTGAAGAGAATATTACCTGTGCCGTTTGGGTTGAGGATAACATCACCATCAGTGTCCTCACTAGAAATTGTATTTCCATTGATCTTAATATTATCGACATGAATAAAATCATTATTAACAGTCGTCTCAGCTTGTAGTAAAAGCGGAAAACTAAATAATAGTAGTAAAATAATGTTTTTTAATTTGAAGATACCCATTGTCACCTGCTGTTAGAGCGGTCTTTAATTGACCAATTGTTGTTGTTTGACTATTCGTTATCGTAACACCTGTTGGTCCAAATGATGAAGGTAGTTGAGTTGTTCTCCACGTCCCATTCACATTATGACACCTGACCTCAAAGTCATCAACCAAGGTGGTTCCTCTGATTACTAGAATATTATAAAATACCGCAGTGTATAAGCTTGCGTCAAAAGTCTCGTCGGTAAGGTCTGTAGCGGATTGTCCACCTGTTACAGAGTGTTGATAAATTTGTTGAGCCGCTTCCGCCGCAGCTTGTGCAACCTCTGATGCGGCTTGCGCTGTTTCAGACGCTGTTTGAGCTGTCTCTGCCGCTGCCTGTGCTGAAGCAGCTGAAGTCGCATACGTTTCGGCGGCTTCAATATCAGCGAAGCTAGGACCCATCTCAAAACCGTCACCTGCTGTATTGGTTCCAAATACTTTCTGAGACTCCCCGATTATATCGGCGGGTAATGTTGGATCAAATGACGCAAGACTTAAATAATCTTCTAACTTAACTGACCTTTGGGATAGAAAAGATACACGTTGCACCGCACCAGCAATCCAGTCGAGAGCGTTCTCAATATTGGGCATTGAGAAGTCAGTCTTGTTTCTGAACATACTCCCCTGTGTTGGAGCATCGTTGGCTAAGAAAATATCAAGTTTGTAACCTGTTGGTAAATTAACTAAAAGATTGACAGTTCCACCACCTGCTTCAGCATCAAAGACCACAGTGTCAATAAGAACAGAGGTGTCGGTTCCTAAAACTCTAGAGGTTTCAACGAGAGAAGCATTCCTTTGCACAACCAATAACTGAGATAACTCCTCAATCTTAAAACTAAAGGTGTAATCGAGCTTATTATTAGCTCCTGTGTAAGTATGTTGTACGTTATATGTAGTCCTGCTCATTGTTAAATCCTCGTTTAGCCTACGGTATTAGTCAAGTTGTCTCACTGGAGGCTTCCCTTCTTTATCAACCAGTTTCTCATAGCCTGCTTTTAATTGCGTTTTGATATATTTTTTCATGTCTCCTACATTTCTAATCTTTCTCTTTGTGAGCGCAGGGTTAGCTAGTAATACGCCTGGAGTCATAAGTTTATTAGAGAGTTTTATACTGTCACTTTTGAGTTGAGACCCATACACATACTTAGCTTTATTGGCACCAAAATGATGAGCAAAATAAATAGTGTTAATGTTAATAGGAACTTCGGACTTTCTCAATATTCTAGCGTTGTCGTTTGTTAAGATTCTCATCGCTTGTTCTTGTTGGCTAGGTGACTTACTTGTTCGTCCTTTGACTGTTAAATTCTCTCCACCTGGGAGCTTCATCACATTACGCCATGTTGATTCGGTGAATTGATAAAGACCAAACGCACTACTTGTACCTGGAGTAGCATACCACTTGTTGTTACTCTCTGTGTATTTCAACACATCATAACCAAGTTGAGTTAATGCTTCTCCTTGTGCTGGAGGGTTGAGCCTGTCTCTAACATTTTTCATTTCTTCAGAGAGTCCGTCCACGTTCGCAAGGTCACTCTCTTCTTTACCTTTAAGATAAGCATCGATATTTTTTATATAAGAATTATTTATCACATCAAGATCAGATAACTCCACACCTTCACGTTCCATCTTTTTCATTATTTTAATAGCTTGGTTTAACCCTGGCATTCCACCAATGGGTATTGCCATTGAGTGCATTAAAGCACCCTTCTCTTTAGTTGAGAGCTGAGATATGGCTTCACTCCAAGTTAACCCTTCTTCAGTAACGGAGTCGTACAGCATTGAAGGTGCATTATAAGCCGCCGCCATATCGGTCATAGTTTTTATTATTGGAACAGTCGCTCCATATCGAGGAGTAATTTTACCCGTTCCAAATGCTGAGTTTGCCGCATAAGTAATAGCATTGACCCCTGGGATTAGAGCTAGAGCATAATCACTTACTGTTTCTATAGGATTAGTAATCTTCTCATGCGCGTATTGAGGAGCGGAATTGAAGTGTTGTAATAAAGTTTTCTCTACACCCCACTTGCCTTCTTCTTCATCCTCTTTGGTCATGAATGGTAATCCATAAATGATAGTGTTCATGATGGACTCAGCGACAATTATCGCAAAGAAAGTGTTAACTGTTTTTCCTGCGGCACCAATAGCGTGAGTATGAGCTTCGTAGTAGTTACCTTGCTTTACGGCTCTCTCCATTTTCTTAGCGTCACGATGTACATCCTTGTGAACTCCGATTATATTGTTTAAACCGTTTCTTACTTCATTCCAAAATCTTGTAATTAATTTACCTGTAGTGTTTTTTTGCAGATAAGCTTTATCATACATGCTCGAACGCATTGTTGTAGAATAGAGAATATGAGAAGTAAAACTCTTGGCTTCTCTAGCTATTTGCTCTTTGTCTTTCCCCTTATGAACTTTGTCGTAGTCCCAACCTTTACCGTCACCATTCATGTACATGTCGTAAACAGTTAGCGTAGTGATAACTTTAACAACCATGTCAGCGCCGCCCATAAGTCCTTCCAGACCCAACTCAGCAGCATTCTCTTTTGTCTGAACAAGATTGTCCCACCATTTAGCGTTCACCAATCTTGTCTTAGGGTTGTCCTTATCAAAAACACTGTGTCTAACATCATCAATACCTTGACGAAAGTTTTGTAAATTAGGATCAATTTCTGAAGCAAGAGCGTAGGCTTCTTTAACAAAATCTAAGTTACCTTCTGTTAAAGATCCTAATACTTTTAAAGCATTCTTGGACCCATACTTAGCGAAGTTACCTGCACCAATTTGCATCATCACTTGAGGAGCGATAAGTGTTGTCATGAAAAATGAACTTGCGTTACCCGCAATATAACTTAAACCAAATGCACCATCCACATTATCTATGAACTGTCTAACTCTACTCTCAGCGGCGGCGTGTAACCTAACGTCACTAGATGTACTGTTGTGAGTAAGCTCTGCTGTATTATGCACGAGCAAGTTATATTTTTCTCTACCTACAAGACCTACTAAGGCTTCCCTCATTCTTGGGTTCTTGAGTATCACCATGTTATCTCTTATTGGCTCACTCATAGTGATGTCGTAAATCATATCGTCAACAGCTTGAGAGAAACGACTAATATCCAAACTTAATTTCTCAGTGGTGCCGTTTCGTTCATGGGTGTGAGGGCTTAGCACTATCCCTTTCCATGCTTCTGACTCACTGGAAGGTTGTTTACCGTCACCGATTTTACCATTCTTATAATCCTCAATACCTTGCTCTAAGATATTGGTCTCTTGAGTATAGCTGATTCCTCTCTCTGTCATTACAGGGAAATAACCACCTTCATAGACTGTATCGAACGCTTCAAATGATTCGGCTTTAACGAGCTTTAAAGTTTGACCTGTTCTTTTCTTATGAAGAGCTACGATTTTAGGACCTAGTGTTTTAAAGGTGTCCCACATTCCTTCTTGAACAAAATCAAAATCTCTTTTGCTCAAATACTTCTTTAAGATAGTCATCATCACATCAGGGTCTACACCAAAGTTCTCAACGTAATTTTTATTACTAGATATATTTGCGAGCATTATCATTAGTTCAGGGCGAGTAAACTTTCCCTTATGCGACATGTGCTCTAGTTCTGGTACGACAATCTTTTCTACACCAAAATGCCTAAAAGTTTTTAAAGACCCATAATGTTTTTTGATAAGGTTATTATATCTCTTCCTATAAACACCACGCACCTTAGACGCTGCACTTAATCCGGTAAGACCTTCAAATTGTCCTACTCCTGCAATAGGATCATGAAGAATTGTTCGGAAGAATCCTCCAGGGATATCTCCATCAGCATCTCGAAGTATGAAGAAATTATTATTTATATAATTTTCTAGATTATCACCGATGCCTTTTATCTTATCCCAATTTGATTTAATAGAAGTTACTGTTTTCTCTTTTAATCTTTTAGGGTCCCAATCAACACTGTTGCTGGCTGTCTCATAGGCTGATTCACCAATTACATCAGTCGTTCTTTGGTCTTCTTTAGTTTGGAGTTTATTGTGCAGTCTTGCTTGATGAACTATCTCACCCATTTTTGAAGCCACATAATTTAAGTCACCAACAGTCATATCTTTAGGTGAGACCTTGGTGTTAAGCCACTCTAATACTTCAGGAGGGATAGGTTCGTCCAACTCTCCACGTTTTCTTCGCTCTTGTAAATAACTCGAGTATTGATCTACTCTCTGTTGACCTTTAGTGCTTGGGTCGAAGTTGAAAAGATCGGTAAAATAATTCATCGCATTTACATAAGTGTCTCCAGCTTCGGATAACTCAGCTTTGTATTTAGCGTTGTTAAATTTAGCAATACGTTTGTAAATTTTATTTATTCTACCTGTTGCAATCTTAGTCTCTTTAACTAATTGAACGGCTTCTGCTGCGTTCTGCTTTTGTCTAAAGCCTTCTTCAAACTTTCCATCAAGATAAGCTTCTGCAGCTTTACGTTGCGACCTGCGAGCTGCTGTGCTCCATTGCCTAGCGTTGAGTTGCCCTATCTTAGTGGAGTTTATTTGATCGGCGGCTTTCTTTTGTAATTGAGCGTTTAGCCTTGAGATATCTAAAACTACTCTCTTCATTCCTTTTTTGAATTTAGCCCAATGTTTATCTCTGATTATTTTAGCCGATTCTAAATGTAACTTAGACACATTATCATAAGCTTTACCCATGGCTTCAAATTCTACATCATCGCTAAAGTCCACTGTCTCTTCTAGGTGAGCTTCAATGAGCGCATCATTCTCTGCTACTATCTCTGCGGTTGTTGAAGTTTTAGAAAGAGTTTCAAGTAATGACTCAACACTTTTTTCTTCATAGAGCACAGCTACATCTTCAGGTTTCATTCCATTCTTGACAAAAACATTCCTAGCTTTAAGAACAGGGTCGTCTTCGTACTTAGTTTTGAGTCGTTCACTAAGAAGCTCAGGGTTAATGGAATGAATAGGTAAACCTTTACGTTTTCTCTTTTCCTGATCAGGTGTGAGTTCAGCATTAGATCTGTCGCTATCTAGAAACGAATCAACTATTGGAGTCTTGGCTTCTTTATCTAATTTAGCAATTTGTTCAGCACGTTCAGCTCTGTATCTTTCTTCTAAATCAACAACCTGCTCTGTCTCTACAGTGTTTAGAACTGCGTCAGCTACTTCAGCTCTAGCTATAGTTTCAGCTTCATTAAAGTTGAGGATTTCTTTAGCTGGTAAAATGTCTTCCATGTCTTTAGTGAAAGTTTGCTGCTCGAGATAAGTTTCCTCATCAGTAATATCATCATCACGAATACGTTTTTCTCTAAGTGCAACGTCTTCTATTTTATCTCTTACTCCTGTTAGGAGAGCTACTTCATTATCAATTTCTATAGTTCTATTGGGATTAGTCTTCTTAAGATTAAGTTTCTCACCTTCTAAAGTATTGATGCGAGATTGAAGTTCTGGTGCAGTTAACCCCGATACCTCAGTAGTTCCACTTGCTGCGCCAATTTCACCTAGGACAACATCTCTTTGTTGCTTGGCCTCATCAAGTTCTAATAAATATTGCATTACACTTTTCTTATCAGGTTCAGCTTTTATAAGTTTGGTTATCTCTGGGTGCTCTTCCGCAATCCTTAAGAACTTGTACATTTGAATACGAATAGGTGCATTCATTTCTGCTGCGGCAACACCTTCAACACCAATTAACTCTCTGGCTTTCGCAGCTCTCTCATCATCGTTTGCCCAAGCGGTGATTTCATCAGGGTCTATGTAAACTTCTGAGACACCAATGTCATCGAACATTTCCTGTCTGATAGCATCCATTTCTTCGGGTAGCATCACACCAGTCTTAGTGTCTTTAGTAGTCTCTAAATGTTGGTCGAGTGCTACCTTAAGTTGAACAGCTTTATTACCTTTTACGTTTGTGCGAAATTGTCCAGGCTCGCCTTGAGGTAAATCAGGAGTTTTAGCTTGCTCTTTTTTTATTCTTGAATCGAGTATCTTATTAGGTATTGCTGTGGCGACGTCGAGCCCACTCTGCATGACTTGCCCACCGATTGCACCCAATGTTCCAGCTTTAGCTACACGTTCTGCTGTGTCCATTGACCAGCTTCTCTCGACTGCATCAAGGAATGACGTTTCAGTTCCATCCCATGTTTTACCTAAATTCACAGCTATCACTTCTGTTAACTCTTGAGCGGCTTCTTCTGTACCTTCTGCAGCAGCGGAAGATCCTGCTAACTTCATCAATACAGATCGAATCTTTGGATTTTTAACTATCAAAGAAGGGTTTAACATTTTCTTTAAAAATGCAGTATTTTTAACATACTTTGAACCGGGGAGAACATACATCATTGCTCCACTTAAAATCCCTGCCCCTTTAGAAATGTCTCTTTTAGTTTGTTCGGGTAAGTCAATCGCTTCAGGGCTTATCGACAACTCTTCGTAAACGCTACCTGTAGTTTGAATATAAGTATGTTTTGCAAACGCTGCCATGGTTCCTACACCAGCACCTTTAACCCCTAAAGCTAGAGCACCCGCGCCAACACCAACAGGATTTACAGTCAAAGCTCCTAAAGCAGCACCTGTCCCTGCTCCTACTCCAGCAAACCCCAATATCAATTGGTAATGATCTCGAAGGGTGTCGTACACATCATAGCCAATACCTGCTACTTCTGCAGGGAGAGATTGTGCAAAATTGTAGTCATATTCCGCTTTGGCTTTTTGAAGTTCATTCGATTGAAATCTTAAATCATTTAATCTAAAATCTTCTTCGTCATTTAAAGTCTCACCTACAGCTTTACGGTAACTTAAAGTGGACTTTTCATCATCAAGACTTTTCCCATCAAACACAAGTTTAGCGTACTCAAGTTGTTTCTGAATAGTTCCGAACTGACTGATGTCTTCTTTTATCACTTGAGCATGTTGTTCGGATTTAGCAATTGATCGGGCCACAGGAGTAGGTACGTCCACATTGAGATCTTCAGGATCTTTACCTAACACCTTATCCATTTCAGCATAGATGTCAGGTGGTAAATCTTTTTTCTTAGATTCTCTGATATTAGTAAGAGCCTTCTCAGGAGTAACGTCTTCTTGTGGAAGTGTTATATTTTCATTGCGGGACATCTACACTCTTTTCGTAAAATTCTTTTACATCTTGTCGAGAGTATTTCGTTGCTCCCGTTTCTTTTCTGTATCGTCCAACCCACTCTTGCACTTCAGCATTACTTAAACTGTCAAAACCACTAGACGCGGCTGTGCCTGGGGAGACCTTCTCAGCCCCAATTGATTCTGCTGCGCCTGGAGATGTGTCAGGAAGATGAGATTTAGGAGGAGGAGCTTTTGGTCGCTTACCATTTTTATAACCTCTCAAATATTCCATTGTCATTTTTTCTAATTCGCTAGTCGAGTAACCTTCTTCACCAAGTGGGGCTATCACATCATAATAATAAGTTGTGATATTTTGAAGATCTTCTAGACTGCTATTGAATATACGCTTGGTATGAGAGTTGGCTTTTACTATTCCCATCGGGATAGCCATACTCATAAGTTTGTTATAACCCGTTCGCCCTTTAGCACCTTTATGAAGCCACTGAGACTGTACGATTTTAAATTGTGAAGAGTTTAGACTATTCCCCATTTGTTGAACGTGGGAAAACGATTGTTGCTGCAAAGCTCCCGACTTAGCCATATCCATCATTTGTGCAAAAACTTTATCGTCACCTTTCTCAGAACGTTTACCTACTAAATTATATAAAGCTTTTCTTTGCTTGGGGTTAGTGACATCCACTATAGCGTCTTTGAATTTTTGAGGCTCTCCGTTTACGTTGACCATTGCATTTTCCAGTGAGTCGATATCTGTTATAGATGCTCCACCCTCTCTGTTTGGGTCAACCAATGTTTGAAGTTGATTCATCATCGGCTCATACATATCTGTTGACGCTCGTTTCTTTTGGTTCTCTATCATTCGAGCATCAGCGTCATTTAACTTACGAGCTTCATGTTTTATTTGGATTTCCCTAAATGTTTTAGAAGGTAGATTTTTAAGTTTTTCAGATCGCTCTTTATAAGTGAGATGATCGAGCTCACCTAACTCAAGAACTGAAGCTACTTCAATATCTTTTTTCTCAAAACTCTCATCGATTTTAGCTTTATAAACCGGACCTAATTGGTCACCATAAAGTTTGATAAGTTCTCTTGCCGCTCCAACTTTATTTGACTTAATCATACCGTTTATTGAATTGTAGGTAGTTTTACTAATGTCACCTAATACTTTTTCTCTAGCTTTATTCTCGAGACTTAAATAAGTAGCCGTACCATCATCTTCAAGAACTCGATACTTAACCCCTTTATGATTAGCCGGAACTTCTAAGGCCCAACCATTGGATCTTGCTTCTTTTAACCTAGCGGTGGCTATCTCATCAATTGCTTGTTTGAAAGGTTCTAAACTTTTCTCATCTTTAGGATTGTACTCAGCTAGTGCAGTGTAGGCATCTCGATTTGCTATCTCAACTGTTGCGTTTGCAAGGTCAGTTTTATAACGAGCATTTTGAATACCGTAGTAATTTAAAGAACTATTATAAACGTTATTGTAACGACGATTTAAAACACCTTTAGCTCTTTCTAAATGCTTTCCTTCTAATCCACTACCTGACAAAAGAGAGTCTCTCTTCTGACCTAGCTCATTATCAAACTTTCCGTAAGCTTCATCAGGGTTCCCTCTTAGGTGACGTAAGCCCGACTTTGGATCATCAGGAGTACCTTCAAGTTTCTCTCTACCAAATCTATCAAGCTGATGACCGAGTTCTGCTATTCGAGAGTCGTAGGCTTCTCTTTGAGTTTTTTCATAAATCGAAAGCATTCTTTCGCCACCAGCTACAATTGCTTTCGACAAACGCTGATGACCTGAAGCTACGTCAATAGAGTTAGCTTTTATCTGACCGCTTGAAGCAGGTTCAACAACTTGATTATTTCTCTCTAATGTTGGTAATTTAACTGGCATTACGACTCACTCCTCAAATAACCTGAGACCCCTGTGGTAATCCCTCTGACTAAACCTTCGCTCTGAACTGTAGCGGCATTTGAATTTGCTTGTAGTCCTCTGAAGCTTCCTAATAAGCGAACATTACTTGCCTCAAGTTTTAACTTAAGTGCATCAGCTCTCGCTATTTTCTGAATGTCCAAAGTGTTCAAATATGAATTGAGTTTGGTTTCTTCTTGTAATTCTTTAGCTGTGCCAGATGTGCTGTCAACATTTTGAGCTTCAAAGATTGCGACCTGATCTCCAAGTATTTTATCCTCTTGAACTTTATAACGAGCTGTCTGAGAGTAGCCAAGTAACTCAGCCTCCCAAGCATCTTTTTCTAAATACTCTGCGTTGAACGCTGCGACTCGTTTATCAAACTCACCTTGGCGTTTCATTAATTGAGATGTTTGAACACTGGAAAATACTTGATACAAAGCTAGTGCTGCTGCTACTGCCACATCTACCTCCTTTGGTCGTCTATGTCAGGTGTGATAGCCAATAGTTCAAAGTGTACAGGATCTACTTCCCTCAAGCAAATTCTTCCGTTGGACTCCCAATTGCCCGGTACAGTCATTTGAATTGATTTATCGACTGGTTGATCATACCTGTTACCTGTAATAGGGTTGGGGTCCTCATAGTTTACAGCGTAACTATCAAAAGGTTTCAGAGTTCTCCCAGTGGCTAAATCATTAGCATCTCCAGTAATCTTGTCGTTTAGTGGAAATTTTGAACCAACATACATTCCTCTTGACTGATAGGTTTCAATCTTAACCTTATTGCAAGTCACAGACTCATTATGAGTCGGTCTCTGTTCGACTGTGTTGATATTTAAAGTTTCTATATCCTTAGTGTAAGGTCGTCCAATATGAACGATAGCACCAAGCTCTGAGTTCGGTAGAGCGATTGTCCCACTTGATACTGTAACTGTAGTGTAATTTTCAAAATCATTGTTGGGAGAAGCTTTAACATAACCGTCCATCATTATTGCGACAGTCTCACCGTCCATATGATCAAGACCTGTGAAACTGTTTTTAGTTTTATAAAGTCTTGGGTTGGTTGCGTAAGCTAAAGGAAACTCCGCGCTTGGACTTACTGTTACGGAATCGTCACTTGCTCTAGCTGTGATTGTTAAATCGATAGAAGTTCTATCCACAGGGTGGAACCATCTAAAAACTTCACCAACTGTCCCAGCTCCAGGGTTAGGGAAAATTGCATCATTGACATCAGCTAATGTTAAATCTCCATCCCATGTACCAGCTACTACAGGAGTGATTGTTATATCATCATTAGTTAAGTCATCGTTTAAAAGTGCAGACCATGAAACCATAGAATCCATTGCCGCAGCTTTCTCACCTTTGTCAGCTTCAGGGTTTGTCTCAAGGTCTTCACCTGTTACAAACCTATCGACTCCATGTTCGATCCATCGTTGAGTCCCATTAGTTTTTTTGCAGACAAAAACAAGTCTTGGAGATACTCGATCTCCTGAACTATCAAAACCTGCAGGGATTTGGCATACACGTTCAATTCCAGTTCCTGAATCATGACGGGTCCAAGCTCTCATTTCCTGTGACTCATCGTAAGTAAATGTAGCGTAAGTTCCGTCTGCGAATACGACCCACAATAAAGGAAGAGATCCTTCACTGAAAGCCCATGATGTTATTCTGTTTTCTCTAAAAAGATGGTCACTGAAGATACTCAGTTCATCAGCAACATAACTTCGTTTTTCATCAAAATATCTGAGTTGCCGCACACTATTACTTTGCACATCTACAAAAATGGTTCCACCTGAAATATTTAAAGGTGGAACACGATAGTCAATTACAACAGGTGACTTTTTATCAAACGCCAAATTGCTAGGACTTAGTGTTCCCGTATGTAAAAAAACACCATCATTAGTAAAAACCAATAAGCCATTGTCTTCAATTATTGCCAGTATCTCGTTGCTGCCGTTACCTTGTATGTTAGTGCTCAATGCTGAACTTCCGTTTAGTGGATAGTCTCTCAAAAAATTTCCAGGTTTTCCAGGTCTGCTAAACACTAAGTCATCACCATGACTGGCTACTAATCTTCCTTGGTACATGGAACCACTTCTTATTATTTCATTACTAAAAAAAGAAATAGGATTAGACACAACTTCTTTTATACCCGAAGCATAATCAGGGGGTTGATTAGTATAATCGGCGTCTTGTCCTCTATCAATAAAATCAAATAATATGAAACCAGTACCCGATGTATATGCTTTGCTTGAGCCTATAAAACCATAAGCTCCACCATTAGTGGGTCTTCTATAAATCCTTACCTCAATGTCAACATCATCACCTGATAAAGTTTTACCTGTGGGTGCGGCACTATCTGTCACTTTGATTCCTGCAAAACTGTTTACTGTAGCGGCTGCAGGTAGTTGTGCGCTAGTAGATGAATGAGTCAAAGTTAGTACATTGGTGCTTGGGTGCCCGTTGATTACAGCGGCTATTACATAATCGACGTCGTAACTTGTCCCATTGTATGTTCCTGTTGTGACACTGGCTACACCAATAGGCATGAAAAAGTAGTTACTTAATTGAGTAGTTAAGATGGTTCCATCATCAAATATTATATTTGTTTGAGGTGAAGACCCAGTGTCCTTTCCGTAGAAAACCATTGTTGCGTATCCTGAAGAGTACGCTGGTACGGCACCGTTAATAGAAACATTATATGTGTTTTCCATTTTCACATTCACGAATTGAAGATACTCAAAGTCTTCTTCTTGCCAAACATTATGTGTACTTTGACCAACAACTGTTCCATCGGCTTCATAAACCTGAACATAACCTTCGCCAAACTCGAGGTATCGACCTTTCCAAGGCATGGCGTGAACGATTACTTTTTTATCAGCACCAATAGTTATAGACCCGCCACTTAAATTTCCACCATCTTTAATATATTTTCGCCCAGGTCGAGTGATGATCCTACCTGTGCGACCAATGACAACATTACGAGCTGTTGCTAAACCGTTGTGATATTTGTTAAGAGATATACGCTTTCGCAATACCGGATCGAGTTCTCCACCGGCAAAGTTAGCTTGGAGTTTATAGGCCATCTATGACGTCCTTTCTGCTACAAATTCAGACTCCACAGCATCTTCATGATAACTAAAGTTCTCCATTTGATCATGGGCTTGAGCTTCAGCTTTATAAAATGTGTATTGTGTTAAAATGTCTGCTTTAAGTTTAGCAGCGCCTTTACCAACAATAAGAGGTGTTGATAAATATGCTAATCTTGTAGCAATTGCCATACCTGCTAAAGAAGATAAAGATGTGACATCAATATCCTTGGGAATAATTTCGGCAATTGCTCCCACTTTATTTGTGAGGATAGCTTTACTACCGTCATACATTTCAACATTTTTAGGTTCATGGGTGTACCTATTATCTTTATAAGCACCCGAATAGATTCTTCTGAAAAATAAACAATTCGCGGGATATGTATACACATAGTTCCATAGCTCATCATAAGGGGAAACAGGCGCCGCTGTAACCAATGCTAGAGTTACTTTGGTAGTTGTGGAGTCTAAATCCATATCCTCTAACGTAGAGAAAAGAGCCGCGTCATAATAGAGATCTAAAACTTTCTTTTCATTTGAATTGTCTGTAGTGACATCGACGAGTTGTCGTTCAAGAAGAAGTGTTGATAAAGCTACATTATAAAGTTCAACTTTAGAAAACACTTCTCCCGCCTTTGATTGAGATTAAGCTTTGAAAGATTTTTCTCTAATCTTCTTCATTTTATTTTTGTGACTCAACATCAGTTCGGATTGAACTTTCTTGTCGTTACACTCCATCCAAGTACCCCAGCTACCAACGGTCTTGATCATGAACTTGTCGCCAACATTCCGTCTCAAACCACCGTAAAAACCTTTAAGAATAGCGGTGACCATGATGCCTGACTTTGCTGGTTTAACTACCACAGACGAATCGGGAGCTTGATCTCCAAGTTGGACAGCTACAGGTTTATCACCTGACGTATCCATTTGGTTTGCTGTTCCAACACCTGCGGGTTTAACCCCATCAGTTACAAAAATTTCACCTGCCGCGTCTTCGTCATTTGATTTTACTGGTGGTGGAGGCATTGGCGCTCCACCATTTCTGTTATTTTCGCTCATTGCAACCTTCTTGTTAATTATTAAATTTTAGCATCTACAACTTTTGGAAACGATTTAAAATACTCGGCAATTTCATCTTGCGGTACTAAATAAGCATCAATCGTTGCAGTAGTTGTTCCACCTGTGGCTGTGTGTTGGAACCCTAGAAATTGTCTACTCATGACACCTGCAGGGATTGGAACTTCCACTGGATAGCCAAGGTTAATAGCGGTTGTCGCGATACTCACACTAGCCAATACTTCTTTATTAGTGGTTAAAGCTGTGACATCGGCTTGAATAGCGTCAAGTGTATGAGTTGTTCCAGTACCAGCAGCAGAGAAGAAAACCGCAATTGCTATCCTGCGACCAATGGATAAATCCTGGACCGCTGATTGCTTTTGATAAGCATTTTCTGAAACTGTTGCGGAACCCGTGAAGGCTTGCGCTGAGCAAAGTTGATTTTCAACATCTAATTGCATATTAAACTCCATGTAAAAATTTTAAATTTCAACACCTCATTACAAGGTGTTACATTTATTTTTCAAATTAGCTTACTGTTGCTTCTGTATTTAGTAAGGCATCAGAACGCTTAACTGGCATTCCGAGGAAGCTTAACACTTTCTTACCATCAACATTTTCAAAAGTAAGTCCTGCACCAGCTCCAACAACTGTACGAGCTTGCTTGTGCAAGAACGCTTCAATTGTGCGGTTACAGTAATATACTCCAACACCGTTTTTAGGGTTGTGAATTTTGTAGTACATTGAAATCATTAGGTCGAGAAGATCTGCCGCACCCGCTCCAGTTTGAAGGTTGGAGATATCGATATTACACAAGCGAGAAGCTTGACGATAATCTTTAACCACAAGTCCATGATCAATTTCAAATTGCTCTTCATAACCCCAGTAGTGACCAGGGTTTCCATTCTCATCCGTACCTTGGATTTGAACTCTTGTGTCACCTTTACTACGATCAGTTCTCTTAATTCCAACTTCAGTGCCTGAAGGATAAACTCCAAACAATGCTCTTTCTCCCCAATTAATTAAATACATTGAAGTGTTGTCTGATTGAGATCCACCTGCATTAACTATTTGCTTGGAAGACTCTACACCAGTAGAGAGGGTTGAGTAAATATCTGCAAGACCCGCCACCTTACGGTGATCAGAGGCAGGAGAACCATAAATTATTAGATCAGCATGTTCGAGACCCATCGCTTGAAGATGGCCCTCTGCTTGATTCCAACGGTTGTAACCGATTCGATCCATTCCACCACGTTTAGCCACCATCTCATCAATTTGAGATTTAGACTCGAAATGAGCAGCACTATAAGAACGCTCTTCAGTAGTTGTCTTACTTGAAGGAATTGGTTGGTTGGCTTTTCTGTAATAAACAGTAGGTAAGCCAGATCGAATTTCTTCTTTATGGATTGTACCTTCGTTCATTTCAAAATAGGGAAGATCTTCCAGCATTGGATTTTCTTCCACTAACACTTCTGCCACTTTTCCAATTTTACTATCTTTATTTTTGCTCACATCTAATAGTGTGAGTTTTGCGCCTAATGTTGCCATTACCTCTCCCCGTTAAGAATCATAAAACGCGATATGATCAGGCTTATGATTCTCGTTGTCTTTGGCATCTTTAAGCGGCTCACCGTCAACTAACTTTTCAGTTTTGTAGAGGTGTGTAGCCAGCTTATAAAAATCCCTCATAATGTATGGTGGCAGCAAACCACCCCTTTCTGTCAACTGTTTTTTGATGTTAGGCATAAACTCATTTACAAGTTTATCGACCTTTTTTGAGTTGTGTCTAAAGTTTTCCCCACCAAAGTCAGGGTCATTTTTCAACTCCGTATACCACTTGGAATGCATGTCCTTAACGGCTTTCACCTGATCCTCTTTAGCTTTCTTGTCATAGGCTTTGTCATCTGAGATCTGAGTTTTCTTCGCGTCAACCATCTCATTTACAACGTCCTGCGACAATTTATGTTTTTTAGCAAAAGTCAAAATGTCAGTGACTTCTTTGTCCAAAAGCTCGCCTTTGTCATCAACCTTTAAGTCGCCTTCTTTTGGAGGATCTCCCGCTGGTGGTTCATCTTTTGGTGGAGGATCTCCCGCTGGTGGTTCATCTTTTGGTGGAGGGTTATCTCCATAACCACTTAAATTAGGTGGATCTTTTGGAGGCTCTTCTTTTGGTGGAGGATCTCCCGCTGGTGGCTCTTCTTTTGGTGGAGGATCTCCCGCTGGTGGTTCATCATAGCCAAAGCTCTCTTTTGGTGGAGGATCTCCCGCGCCACCGCCTGGAGGTGTTACGTCATCTTTTTTCTCATCCATTTTCAATTTGTGATCTTTGAATAGCATCATTATAAATATCTCCTTGGATTTCAGCCAGCATATTGCCAGCAAGTTTTCGGTTAGCTTGAGAAGTTAATTGAAACACAGCCTGACCAGATCTTAGAAAACCCAAGGTCTCATACATGTCAGGACTCTCTAATCCTTTTGAGGGTAGTTCACCAACCTCAAGTGTTTTAAATAAAAACTTGATGAAAGATCTACCGGGAGGAGTGTTCAAAACCTCTCTAAGATTTATGATTGCATCTCTTTGTTCGATTGATTCTTTGTTGACTAAATGATCTTCAAACTTAAGGAGCTTATCGTCTTTATCAAGCTCCTTAAAGTCTTCGTCTTCTATGTTGAACGACATTTAGTTAACGTCCGTCCACGCTCCGTTGGCGGTGCCTATAATGGACCACAAGTTTGCTGCTACAGCTTCAAGTACTAGTGAAGACCCAATGTCAGTACACCTGATAGCATCTCCTGCGGAAGGAGTGATTGTAGAACTTGTTCCGGCACCAATGAGATTGATTGCTCCAATTTGATCTGTACCGTCTGCAGGATCAATATCAAAATCGTCAGCCGTTCCACAAACAAAAGTGTATCGACAACCGAGAGCCGTTGAAGCTTCTGGTAAAACTATTACGTCAGCACTATCCGAAATAACAGTAGAACCACACTGAGCAATAGTCAGACTGGCAGTGGTTGAAGCTACTTGGCTTTGAAGAAAACCTACTACTGCGCTACTCCCGTCACCTGTTATAGATGATATAGTAGCGAGTGCCCCTGCAGATGATATAGTGATTAACTCGGTAACCCCATTGAGAATAGAAAATACATTTGAAGTTGAAGCTTTAAGAGTAAATAAATCAGCAGTGTCATCTTCTTGATCTGCTGCCATTTCAATTATTGCATCTTTGCCCTCAAACCCAGTTACTTTTAAAGTTGTATGTTCATCATTTGAAGTAAAATTAATAGTGTCATCAATAGTATTATCGATAATTTCACCATTGGTAAATGTAAACGGGTCACCTGGGGCATCCATTTTAAATATGCCATTAACTTTTGTACAGGTGATTCCTGTATCACACTTAATTCTGTTAAAGATTCCTAAACTAGTTGTGTCTTCAATTCCTTCGAATCCCGCGAAGGCAGGGGTCACAAAAAGCAACACTGTTATAAACATCATTAAAAATTTCACTTTGGTTCTCCTTGGTTATCATTAACTTTAATTCCTACATTCTTTGCTGCTTGACTGGCTTGAGTCAAGGTTTCCATTTCTTGCTGCTTCTGCTTTGCCTGTATAGCTTGTTGTTTTAATTTATCAGCAGCATCTTGAGATCTGTTAAGACCTTCAGGTAAATAAAGACGATTTTGATATAAATCAGCATACTTATCAACATCTACTTTAAATAAAACGTCGGGGTTCATTTGAGCTACATTACCCATAGCCTGCATGTAACGATCAATACTTGGAAGATCTGCAGCATTCTGAGCTTGGGCAAATACTGATATGAACTCTGGCTTTAACACACGACCTTGGAGTCCTTGAGGGATTGGAGGAAGATCGGGATCGTTATCAAGTACATAATCAGCTACGAAATCAACGTGAGGATTGTTAAACGTCCAATTCAACGCTTGTAAGTTTGGACCAATAACTCGCTGTTGCTCTTCAAGAATTGCATTGGTTTCTGTAGCTGTTCTTGTTTTCGGATTTTTTGTTAAGTACAGTAAAAAGTCTGCAAAGTAATGACGATCCACCAATTTTCTAAGATCGTCAGTATCCTGGACTAAATGTTGTATCGCAGGGCTAATCTCAAAGATGCGCTTCAAGCCTTGCTTAGAATAGCTTGTAGCATCCAATGGAACATATTTACCTGGAGCTGTTGTTACATAGCTCTTACGCAGGCTTGCCGGTCCTTGAACCGCAGGGTTCACCATTTGTTCCAAGGCTCTATCTTTGGCTATTGCTTTTTTGTTAAGAGACTTAATCAAACCCAATGCACTAGATGTTGGTCCGATCTCACCATATTCAAAATTAGTAGAGCTATCTGATTTACCAATGATAAAAGGTTTTCTTTTTGAGTAACTTGTTTTTAAGAATTTAGTCTCATCTCTTGGGTCAGGATGAATCGAACTCATTGAGTTTACTTGAGAACCTCTAACTCCTGCAGCTTCCCAAGTGTAGGAAACCCATTGACGATTCTCTCCACCTATAGGGAGACTCGGATCAAATTTATCATTCTCCATGACGACTTGGGCAATGTCTACTTGCTGAGTGTAATTTGAATCGTCATACATTTTTTTAACACTGGATGAAATGTTGAACCAATTAACTGTTCCGTCTTCGTTCTTGGTCCCATACCCATCAACGATAGCTTTTACTCTGAGGCTAAACTCACGAACCAACATGACAGCTTCACCTAAAGAATTATTTATTACGTTATAAGATCCTGGGGTTAGAGTATGATAATGAAGAGTGTTATTAGCAAGCTCTTCCATGAAATGAGCACCTGTATTAAAAGTCCCATAATCATAATAGAACACACCAGCAGCGTGATAAAAATTACTATTGTTTAAAGCTCTTAAAGTTCTTGTATTAAATATATCAAGCCATTTGTGGTTCTCAGGTTGTGAGTCGATATCTCTATCACCAGTTCCATACCGATACCACGGTCTCGATGCTGAAGTATTACCTTCTAAAAAACCCGCCGTAAAAGAACGTAATGCGAGCAGATGAGTTGTATCAACAATATGTTGATTGCCTCGACGACCTTCAACTTGTGACTGTAACCATCTTGTTCTGTGGGGTAGAGCCCATCGTCCATAGTCGATCCAATCACCTCGAACCTTATCGAAAATTTCTCTACCTTGAGTTCTTATAAAATTTAATTCGTTTTTAGATTTCATTATATCCCTAGGAAGTCGCGTTGATCACCAAGAGAGAAAGCACCGCCACTCCCTCCACCACCATCTCTTGAACTTCGAGAAGATCTGCGTCTAGAACCTGCAGCACGACTTGCACTAACGTCATCTACTCGTCGAGCATTTGCTTCTTCAGCAAGTAATCGATCACGTTCTTTTTGCTGTCCAATAAGGGCCGCTTCTTGACGATGAAGATCCTCTCTTTTAGAGTTACGCCCTGTAATTTCACCAAGGAACTCATCGTATTGATCAATAAGTGGACCACCATCAACCCCGCCACCTTCATTAACTTCAAGGATTCCACCCGAAAGAGTTTGGGTGAAAAAGTCTGTTGCACCAGTGAAATTATTAGCCCTCGCTAAATCATTGGCCTTATCCTCTATGTCACCAAAAGTCTCTTTAGCTCGCGTAGGGTCAGCAACTTGTTTCACGTTGTTTATGTCAGCCTGGCTCATCGCTTGGTCTCCATTCGATAAAAGGTTTCAAGTTCTTTAAACCCTAATCTTTCTAAGGACCTGCCTTTAATATTGGTATGAGGTGTGGTCATAGTAATTATATGATCAGCATGAAGCTTTCCAAAGTCAATAAAATCCCTCAATAGTAATGATGTGGCTTTAGGTCGAGTAGTGTAAAGAGTGTCGTGAACATAAAGTATTGTTGTTGGGTCAAAAATAGCGCGTGAAAGCCTTGAAAGCATTACTCCTACTACGGTCTCGCCTTTTCTGCAAATGACAATTCTGTTGTTATCCGCATATTCTTGAAGATCAATTTTACTAAAATCATAATTTTGAGAAAAGATATTATTTAATTTATGTCCTGCATCATATAAGAAATCCATTGCAATATAATCAATTTTATAGATCTGCTGAATCGTATAGGTCTCTGTATTCTGCTTCGATTTCTTCATAAGGGTCTCCATGACTTGGCATTGAGTAACTTGTTTGACCAGTGTCCATCCCAAAAGCTTGACCTGTTGTATCGTTTTCAGGAAGACGTTCTGACACCACTCGAGCAAAAGCTAAAATAAACCCATCGGCAACATCGGGAGATTTACCAACTCGAGATTTTATATCAAGTTTCGGTTCACACATTTTCTTGCCATGAACTTTGTGTCGATGCCCATGAGTCCATGAAAGTTGTTTTTTAATTTCTGGAATCCACGCAGGATCTTTGGCGTCTAAAATCCCACCCTTTTGTAAAAACTTTTTACCTTCATAATACATTTGCGCTCTGATGTTCCCATACTCAGACTCTTGAAAAGTAGCAGCATCATTGGCACCAGACCCAAAGCTCACAAGCTCCCAATACTTACCGGCATTATTGGCCAGCGTCCAAATACCTGTTCCTTCACCTTGATCTAGCATTACAGCATCGGCTTTTACTTCTCGCTCCCAATAACAAAGCCTGTTGTAAGTGTACATGTGATCTTCAGCTACATCTTTTAATTTATACTTCTCCAACAAACAAGCGTAATGACCTTGACGATACCAAATGGTTGTCTCATCACCACCCTTCCACGCCGGATCACACATAAGAGTGCAAGGAAGTATTGCCACTTCTGATTTATCAAATTTAATCCGTCTCTCTAAAGCTGGCTCAATAAGGTCAGCACTAAGAATGGAGTCTTTGGAACTCTTACGAGGTAAGCCTCGCACACGAACTCTAAAGTCATCATCGTCATCATCACCACCAGCGTCCATTAACCAATCAGCTACTTGTTGTGGGTCAATATGTTTGAGCGTTCTGGTATCGATCCGTCGAGACCTCCATATTGGAGATGTCATATTCTGCTCAAACTTACTCTCAGGGTCATCGGAGTTACCGAAAGCCATGTGAATTTTAATTGTCTCAGTCTCGGTAAAAGCACCTGAAGCGTATTGCCAAATTGTGGCAGGAATACCGGGAGCCTCCTCAAAGACATAGACCGCAGCGCCACCTTTGTTGTGAAGCCCTGATATGCTCGATGGTGCCTGCTCGGACCAGTTAACTGTATCAATACGCCACTTCGAAGCTAACTCCTCGTTACGGGCTTTTATGGAGGTTCCTAGTTTTTCGAAAAAATGATCAGCATAGCGAGCATGTCTGAACCACACATCATACTCAGGCCACACAATTTGCTTTAACTGAGTGTCAGTGTTGGCAGTGATACGAGCTTGCAGTCGCTGAGTGTACATGAGCATGAGTAACACCATGGCACCAAATGCTGTTTTCGCAGCTCCGTTACCTGATGAAATTATAAGTCGATAAGTATTGTATCTTGTTGCAGGGTTCATTAAATGTTTGGAAAGATTAGCGAGCTCTTCCATTTGCCAGTCGTATGGCTCCATGAACTCGAGGTCGTGGCCCTTTTGCCCAAAGGGGAATATAATATAAATCAACTCACAAAAATTATAACGGTTCTCTTCAATCGCTACTTGAAACTCTGCGAGCTCTTCTTTTGTTGGTGGACGTTCTGTCTTACTTAGGTTCACTTTTGTGTCTCCCCGGTCGGTTCACTTCCCACTTCTCCCGATCCCCCTGGAATCCTAATCGTATTTGCGGATTCTTTAAAGATCCCTCCATCGTTCGAACTCTTTTCACCATTACTGCCATTATTTCCCCGGTCTCCCGGTTCACTAATTCTATCTCTTGGTCCAGCCGTACTGTTAGGACTAACATCTATCTCCTCACGGTTACGAAGACGCTCGAGTCGAGCAGCTGCTCGATCCTTACTACCTAGTAACACTTCTTTCATGTTGTCACCGACCTCAAACTCTTGCTTAATGGTCTCTTTGAAAAGCCCTTTCTCGTTGCCGAGTTTCTCAATAGCCTTCATCTTATCCCACATATCAATCTCAGTGATGTAACCAACCTTAACTTTAATACCGTTAATATCAGGCTCATAAACATTTTTAATTTTAATTTTCCTAATGGCCCGACGAGCATGTACAGGAATATCATGTACGTTCGATTTCACAGTGCCATCTTTATTAACCAAGTCAGCGATATCAAAAAACGCCACCTCTTTAGCAGCTTCTACAATCTCATTGGCATCAAGACCAAACTTCAAAAACGCCACATCTCTTATTTTAGTTATTGCTGTGTGAATGTCTTTACGAGATCTCAAGGTACGAGCAGAGCGAATGTCTATGTCAGCTGCATTAGCCGACTCTCTCAAATTATTCGTAGTTAAATAAGCGTTAATAAATTTTAAAACAGTAGGGTCATCACGGTGTGCAGGATGTAACTCCATATCCAATATTGTACTCACGTCATCAGTGGTGATCTTCTTAGTTTCTTCAGGTGCTGTCGATGCACTCTTGTCTGGAATACTACCTCTCTGTGGAGGTGCTGTCGATGCACTCTTGTCTGGAATACTACCTCTCTGTGGAGGTGTTGGAAATGCCAATTTATATCTCCCCTTATGGATACCAATATAGTGACTTAGGGCTAATATGCTGTCAAGGGTGTGATTTTTTTGGATCCAATTGTAATTATTAATGTTTTACAGAATTGTAATTATTAATGTTTTACAGATAAATGTAACATATTGTAATTATTAATGTTTTACAGAAAGACGCGGTTATCATCACATGTGCATAAACCTGTGGAGGATTGTGGAAAAGTATTACGTTTGTTTCATAGGGTGGTAGGGGTTGTTGGTAGGGGTTGTTGGGAGATGGAATGTACTGTGGGGTGCGAGGAAGTTGTTGG